TGCCGCTGCCGGGCGCCTACGAGCCCTTTGATCCCGCAGCGTAATTTTCTTTCGTCCGTAGCCTGATCCTGAGACAGATAGTTGCTCATCTGAGCAATTATCTGTCTTTCTTTTTCGTTGCAGATCAATGCATTAACGTCTCGTTAACCATTGCGGTCTGAATTGGGTGCGCTAAGCCGCTGCTTCGCAAAGAAAAAGGGCCGGGTGCTGATCCCCGGCCCGAGCGCGGCGGCTCACAGGTGCAAGAGAGGGCAAAACCCGTGATCCGCCGACCGCACACAATTCACAATTCGCAAATTGGATCAACGATTTCCTGTGCACATTTTCGCGGTCTCACTTGTGCGCGTGACCAAATCACACCACTGCGGGCACAACTCGTGAGGGCACGCACGATGCACAACGCCAATTCCAGGGCGCGGATTGCGCCAACTTATCCACAGGATCACGGCCGGCGGCACGTATCGGGATAACCGGACGTGGCACGTCGGCGCGCACCGGGCGAGCTGCAGGCGGCGTTGCAGGCCGCGCGCGGCGGCTTGTGGCTTGTGGGCCTACGACAGCCGCACGCGCGGTTTCGAGAACGTCAGGACGGGCGAGCGCATTTCGCGGCGACAGGTCGACAAGCTCTACGGGACGCTCGCCGATGAAGGCTTTACCAGCTACGAGGCCAAGGCCAAGTCGCGCCGCGCCATGGGGCTTGCCGGATTTCGTCGTGTGGGAACGACGGATGTTTACGAGCGCGTGGTGGACAGTGCACGTGAACGAAAGGCAATTTTGCGAACACTTCCACCTAATGCGCGGGTCCGTGTCCTTGTGGGTGGGACCGTGCATCACGGGGTTTCCGGCGCCTCGGGCACGAACGCTTGGCGCACGATGAATTTCCCGCCCACGGCGCGCGGCACGGCTCCGGTGCAGGCGCACGAACTGCTCGACGTGTGGGACCGCTGGGCGAGCCGGTCGAGCCGCAGCACGGAGATCACTAACGCGAGGCGCTGGCTTTTCAGGGTGTATCGATGACGAAGAAAATGACCAAGGACGAAGCGACGGCGGCTTACAACGCTATGTCTTCCACAGCCCGACACGCTGTCGACGTTGAAAGTGTCAGGCTGCTCAATGTTACCAAGTGGTCCGAGGATGCGATTTTCATCAGGGCCGTGCGGAAGGTCTTGAGCAAACAAATCGTCAAGCGGGTCCTTTAGGCAGAATGAAAAGCCCGGCAGCGGGGGCACCCGCGCCGGGCTGTTGACAGTGCGCGTCGCCGTCCACATCGCCAGGGGAGGGGCACGCCGGCATGGCACTAGCGCAAATCAGCAGGCCGCGCAAGAGGCAGGAATATCCCGTCACCAGAACTGCACCGGAGAAGCCGCGCACGTGGCTGATGGCGGCCTTCGATTTCGAGACGGAGGGCCTGCACGGCAAGGTCGTGTTCGGTAGCTACCAGTACGAACTCGAGCCGGACGGCGAGCGCAGCGAGGTCGGGATTTGCTGGTCCGAGCGTGACATGCTCGATGCGATGCTGGCTGCGAACCGGCCGGGCATGCGCTGGTACGCGCACAATGCACAGTACGACGAATATTATTTGATCGACGCGGCGTTGGACGACGTAGAGGCCGGCACCATGGGCGAGATCGAGCCGGTGCTGCGCGGCAATCGATCGATCTTCCGCGTCACGTTTCATCCCAAGGACGGCGCGGAGCTGATGGTGTTCGACAGCATGGCCATTGCCGATATGTCGCTCAAGAAACTTGCGGCAGCCATGTCGACGGTCGGCGGCAAGGGGAAGTCGCCGGACTTCAAAGGCGGCGAGATTTTCGACGTGAACAATGCCGCGCACCGCGACTACGCGATACAGGACACGCGCGCCTTGCTCGACAGCATGGTCAACTTCAACCGGGAGATTTTCGCGACGTACCGCGTCAACATCAAGGGCACGATCTCGGCGACGGCGGTGAAGGCGTGGACCACGAGCCTGGATCCCGAGACGCGCTTTTGGCGGCTGACGCCGGAGCGCGAGGAACAGGCGCGGCTTGCCTATTTCGGCGGTCTGTCGTTCCTGACCGATACGCGGCAACACCGCGACGTGGTGTCGCTCGATGTTAATTCCATGTACCCACACTGCATGCGGACCTTTGGCGTTCCCGATGGCGAGCTGCGCACCACGTTCAAGTTCGATGACGGCAGCACGCGGCCGGCGCCGGGGCTCTACTATTGCGACTTTGAAGCGCCCGAGCATCTGAAATTCGGCTGCATCGGCTATCGCGACGACCTGGGCATGTGCTTTCCGCGCGGCCGATTTACCGGCTGGGCCTACTCAATCGAGATCGCCCGCGCGTTGCGCTGGGGCTATGGCGTCAAGATCCAGCACGGCTTTTGTTGGGAAGGGATATCCTATCCGTTCACCGATTTTGTCGACCTGTGCGAGGCGAAGCGCGCCGAGCACAAGGGCCAGCCGGTGGAGATGGTCTACAAGCTCATGCAAAATTCGGTTTACGGCAAATTGGGGATGAAGCCCGAGGGCACGGAGCTGCGCATCGTCGGCAAGAACGGTCCGAGCGCGGCGCAGCTCGCCGACGACGGCTGGGACATTTACGCCGAGGAAGGTAAGACGGCGGGCGCGAGCGGGCGCGCGTACCTGTGGGAGCGCGAGGTCGAGCGCGACGCGGCCTACATGTTGCCGCACTGGGCCGGCTGGATTACGGCCCAGGCGCGCGGCGTGCTGTTCGATGCGATCGAGGCGGCGCGCGCGGTCGGCGGCGAAGTGATCTGTGGCGACACGGACAGCCTGAAATTGTCGGCAGCGACCGTCGACAAATTGCAGGCGCGCGGCCTGGTCGCCATCGGCGCCGCCTATGGCCAGTGGAAAATCGATGCGCGCTACGACGGGTTTCGGGCCTACGCGCCGAAGTGCTACGCCTATTTCAGGGGTCAGGGGTCAGGGGTCAGGGCTCAGTACGGGGGAAAGGCTAAGGGCATCCCGCAATCGACGCAGACCGCGAAGTTTCATGAGCAGGTGTTTCGCGGCAAAAATCCGCTGGTCAAGTGGCAGTCGTCCCCGAATTTATTGTCCGTTTTGAAGGGCGGCGCGCATGCAACGCGAACGCGCACGCGCCTTGTATCTCTGCTCGATAACTCGGACAATTGGTTTAGCAACTCAACGGGCGATGTTAAGTCCGTGAAAATTCTCGACAATCGACGCGTCAAGGATTAAATTGCGCTTCGCGTGCGCGTGGGAGAGGGGCGGCCCCCACATGAAAATCATTCCGCAGGGCGTCGGCTATTCGCAGGTGCCGAAGTCGGGGCCGCACGCGATTTTCGTGCAGCTGGCGGCCGATGATTTTTTCAACGCATCGTCGCATGTGATCCAGCCGAACATCATCGCCAATCCCGACGCCTATCCGCAGAACAAGCCGTCCTCTTCTGGCGGCGCGGCGGCCGATCAGAGCGGCTATCTCGGCGCGCTCACGTCGTTCGATCTGTCGCAGCCCATGCAAGCGCTGGGCATGACTTCCGTGCAGTCGGTTTATATCGACAATTCCCAAGGCGCGGGCGTGGTCGTGCTGCGCAACAAGCAGCTCGGGCTGACGGTGACGGCGGCGCCGTTCACGCAAGGCCATTATCCGCTGATCCTGCCCAAGGGCTCGATTTTCAATTTCGACGTGGCCTACATCGACGTGCAGGCCGACAATCTCGCGAGCCTGCCGAGCTTCGGCATTTATCCCGACAGCACGAGCGTCAAGAGCGGCGGCGGCGGCATTTTCTACGGGCTCACGGTCGAGAGCGGCTTTCTGCGGCTGCAATTCATGGACATCATCGTGCCGCCGAGCGTATGGAAGACGCGCAATTGGGACATCGGCACGTGGTACAATTTCCCGACCACGATCACCGTGGGCGGCACCTACCAGACCCTTTGGACACAAAACCCCTTCCGCAAGGGATTTCTGGTCGGCAACGCGCTGAGTGCGGTCGAGCCGCTGTATTTGCAGTTGCACCAGTTCGGCGAGACGGATGCCATCAACGAAAGCATCGGTCTCGCGCCGGGCCAGTTCTACCAAGACAAGGGACCGAGCTGCTACACGGGCGAGGTCACGGTGATGGCCAACACGACAGGCCATGTCGTTATCGCCAAGGAATTTCAATGAGAAAATTCGCGACATTCCTGCTCGCGCTGGCGCTGGCGTGCGGCTTGGCGCTGCCGGGCCGCGCGCAGTACACGATCAACCCGTTCGCGCCGACCTACAGCGTCGCCGGCCTTACGGTGATGGCCGGGAGCCAGAGCGATGTGGTGTGCGTGGAAGGGCCGGCGAGCGGCGCGGCGCGCGTTCTCTACGTCTACGTCAGTGGCTTCGGCGGCGGCGGCCTGATCACCGTTTCGCTCATCAAGCGCAGCTCGCTCGACACGGGCGGCACGTCGAGCACGATCACGCCGGGCAATCGGGACAGCACCAGCCCGGCGTCGACCGTGACGGTTCGCGCGTGGACCGCGAACCCGACGACGCTGGGAACGCAAGTCGCGCAGCTCGATTTTCAGATGGCATTTTTGGCGCGCAGCGATGATCGCTACCCGTTTCCGGCGCAGTTCTCGTTCCTCAACGGACAGCCGTTGACGTTGAACGGACCGACCGAGGCGTTGTGCATCAATCTGCTGGCGACGGCGAACAACGGCGACACGCTGGCCTGGAGCTTTGTGCTCCAACAGAGCGGCTGAAAAAGAGGACGGCGAAACAATGCGACGGATTTTGGCAACTCTCGGATTGGCGCTCGTTCTTGCGGTCGGCCTTGTCGTGCCGCCGGGCCATGCACAGTTCTCGTCCAATCCCTATGCGCCGACATATTCAGCCGGCGTTGTTTTCCTGCCTGGAAATGCCGCAACCGATTTTGCTTGTATTGAAGGCGGATCATCAGGCGCAGTTCGCGTTTTACGTGTCAGCCTATATGTCGCCAATGCCGCCGCAACCGCTGGGACGATGCTTATTATCAAGCGCACGTCTTTGAACACGGGCGGCACGTCAGTTGCAAACCCTCTGATTCCGCGCGATAGCAGTTCAAGTTCATCGAGCGTTGTGCTGCGGACTTACACAGCTAATCCGACCGCGCTTGGCGTATCGGCCGGCAACACCGAGACTGTTCTGCTATCTGAAACTGGCTTCATACCAAATTCACCAGCACCGTTCGTTTTCAATTGGACAAGCGAGGGTCAGCAGCCGACGTTAAAAGGCTCGGCGGAGGCGTTGTGTTTCAACAACAATGCGTCGGCCGTAATGAACGGCGCAATTATTTGGATAACTGTTGTGGTGCAGCAGGGATAATAAAACACAATGCCGCCGACCATCATCCTCTCGCTGCTCAAATCGCTGGGCGTCAACCCGGACGACCTGAAAGCGCAAGCGTCGGCAGCGTTCGCGCTCGTGCAATCGATCGATGCGCGCCTCAATCTGATCGCCGCGCAGAACGAGCTGATCTTGCGTGCGCTCGGCGTCGAGACGGTCTCGGCGCCGCCCAAGAAACTCGCCAACGGCAAAGCCGCAACCACGGAGACGCGACAATGAAGATCATCGACCACGCCGGCAACGATATCACCGACCAGGTGCGCGTCGAATTGGATCAGCCGGCCCCTCCCCCGGCTGCCGCGCCGGCTTCTGCCCCCGCCGCGTCACCCCGTGATGCACTGCAGGGGCCGGCGCGGGCTATTGCCGAGGGCGTCAAGGCGCTGGAGGCCGGCGCCCAGGTGCCGACGCTCGACATGAGCGAGGCCGAGCTGCGCTCGCGCCTGGTGGCAGCTGAGCTGGCGGTGGCCCAGCTCAAGACGCGGCTCGATACGCTGGAGCTGCGCATCTTCGGGAGCTCGCGCGGATGACCGACAAGAAGGCACCCGAGACGGTCGCGGCCGAGGCGATCACGGAGGCGCGGGCGGAAGGCGCGGCGACGGCTGCCGCCGTGGTCGAAGCGACCGTCGAGGCGGCAGCCGAGCGCGTCGCGGCGGCCGAGGCGGCTGCCGCGCAAGTGGCCGACGCGTTGACCATGACGCACGTGGGGCAGCGTTTGGATGCCCTGGATCAGAGGATGGGGGAGGCGCTGGCATGGCGCGCAGAAGTCGAAAGTCTACGCGGCGAGCTGACGACGATGGCGGCGAGCCTGGCGACGGCGGTGGCGACGCTGGCGAGCTTGACACCGGCACCGACGCCGACGCCACAGACGGAGCCGTCGAGCCCACCGACGCCGAGTATGAGCCCGAGCCCGAGCCCGCCCCTCGCCGAAGACGAGGAAGGCCCCGCGGCTCCCGTACCCGGCGCAAAGAGCCGGAGACGGGTGATCTAGGCGGCATCGCCCTTGGGCTGTCGGTCGCGTTGGCGCTGATCGCTGGCCAGGTCGACATCCCCGAGGTCGCGATCAGCGAGGACGAAGCGCAAGCCGTGTCGAGCGCGCTGGAAGTGCTCGCGGCCGAGTACGATTTCAGCGTATCGAGCCGGGTGAGCGCCTGGATGGGGTTGACATCGGTGCTGGTGCCCATCGTCGGCGGCCACTTCCTCGCCTACAAGATGCGCGTGGCGGCGACGGCGCCGCTGAGCGTGGACAAGGACGGCTTTCTTGGACGCAAACCGTCCGCATCGGAGATCCAGGCTCATGCGATGGCCTAGGGAAGAAGACGCGACCAAGTTCTACGGCGACCCGTGCGACGCGGATGGTCAGTTGTCGGAGGGCTGGTATCGCAGCAACATCGTTTACGTCGTGCCGCCGTTCGCCATGCTCTACGCGGGCAAGGAAGTCTCGCGCATCGCCTGTCACCGCAGGTGCGCCGTGGCGCTGCACGATGCGCTCACGCTGCTCACGCTCTATCCCAACTGGGATGACGGGCGCACGCGCCTGTTCGGCGGCTCGTTCAACTTCCGGCCGAAGCGTCGCGCCGTTGGTCTGAGCATGCACGCCTACGGCTGCGCGTTCGATTTCGACACGATGAACAACCCGATGGGGCCGGAGCTGACGCCGACCGGCTTTCAGCCGGACAGTCCCATGGTGCGCGCGTTCCGTTCGGTCGGCGCCGAGTGGGGCGGCGACTGGCGCGTGCGCAAAGACCCGATGCACTTTCAATTCGCGAGGACGTGAGCGGTTGCGCGGAGCGCAGAGCGGAGAGGGAAAAACCAATGGACCAAGAGAAGATGATCGTTGTCGGCGTCGCGCTCGCCGCCGGGCTGATCGGCGCGGGGCTGATCTATATGATCTTCCGCGCGCAGATTGATGACATGGTGGCCGGCGCCAAGGCCGCCGCGACCAAGGACATCCTGACCGGCGCCGCCGAAGTGGCGGCAGCGGCCGACGAAACGCTGGCCGCCGCGCGTGATCCCGACGCGACCGAAAAGGCGATTGCCGCCGGGACGTTCTGACGATGGTTGCGACCGCCGATGCCCGAACATTTGCAACGGACGCTTGGCCGCATCGAAGCGATGATCCTGGCGCATCACCAGGAGGTCATGCGCCACATCATGCTCATGCATCGGAAGATCAGCGCCGCCAAGAAACGTCGCGCGCCGTGGGCAGCGATCGCAGCCGTCGCCTTCACCGCGACAACATCGTTGCTTGGCTTTCTGAGCCCCGAAACGGCGGCGGCGCTGCTGCGCGCACTTCTGCAGATACCCTAGAATTCCGGCTCTGGCTTGCGGCGGCGATACTCGCGGGCGGCAGTTTCGGGGCCATGATCGTCAACGCCATGCTCCCCTGAAACTTGCAGCGCCATCTAAACGAGCGAAGTTACTACGCTGATTTTCATAGACAAAATGTCGCAAATATGCTTGCTTCATTCCAGGCCGGTGCACCAGATCGCTAGGAACGCACGATGAAATTCGACGGCAAGCTTTTCGGGACTATCCCCATCGCGCAGCTCTCCAATCAGCTCCACAATCTCGGACTGTTGGCGGGCGGCTTTTTCGTCACGCGGGGCTATCTCTCCGGCGACCAGCTCGGGCAGCTTGTCGGCGCACTCGGCGTGGTGGCCACGCTCTGGGCCAACGGGCACCACGTCTCGGCCATCGCCAACTTCGACACGAGCGTGTCCAAGGACTAAAAATGGCCGCGTCAGGCTACCGCCTGCCGGGCCTGTCGCATAGGCATACCATCATCGGCCGCACCGGCAGCGGCAAGACGCAGTTGGGCGCGTGGGCACTGTCGCATTCGCCGTTCGACGTGCAGCCCTACGTGGTGATCGATTACAAGCATGACGTTCTTCTCAATGCGTGTCCGCACATCGAGGAGATCGGCTTGGGCGAAGTGCCGACGCATCCGGGCCTGTATATCGTGCACCCGACCGCGCAGACCGATAACGAGGCGGTCGAAAGTTGGTTGTGGCGTGTGCATCAACGGGAAAATGTCGGCCTCTATGTTGACGAGGGCTACATGCTTCCCGACTTCGGTGCGCTTCGCGCGATCTTGACGCAAGGTCGCTCAAAGCGCATCCCCCTCACCATCCTCACACAGAGGCCGGTTTGGGTGACGCGGTTCGCGATCTCGGAAGCCGACTTCTACACTGTGTTCGCGTTGAACAGCTCCCGAGACAAGAAAATCGTTGAAGATTTTCTGCCGCGCAAAGCGCTCGACGGTGAAGTGCCGCAGTATCATTCTCGCTGGTACGACGTGGCGCGAAACCGATTGCTGACGTTGAAGCCCGTGCCGCGTGCCGAGGAAATCGTAGAGCGTCTGACCGATAGGCTCAAACCGCGAAGGCGGAAACTGTAACCCGGTTGCGCATCGCGCAGAGAGAACGAAAGATGGAAAAGACCTATCTGCAATGGAACGTGGTCAACTGGATCACCGTGGTCGTGATGGCCACGGTCGGCGTCGCCGTCGTCGGCGCCGCGACTTCGTTCCTCCGTCGCAACGGCGACGCCAAGAACGGCATGTGAGGCGCCGATGAACTACATGCCGCTCAACTTCGCGCTCATGGCGAACCCCTGGAATTGGGCGGTCATCGCGCTGATGGTCGCCATGTTCGGTTTCGGCGTGTCGCTGCTGCAGCAGCTCTCCAGCATGCCCGCGTCCGAGCCCCCGAAGTAGCCCCCGCGTCCCAACTCTCCCGTGGCCCGATAGCCCCAATCAAAGGACCGCCTCACATGCCTCTCGACACCGCCTCTCCCGGCAATGCCGGCGCCGCCAACATGCAGGCGCGGCAGCTGATCCTCGCCAACGCCGTCGATATGTGGCTGCCGATCGCCACCGGCACCATCTCCGCCGTCGGCGCCGTCACCAACGTGCCGTTGCGCAACGTCGGCCTCATCAAGCGGCTGGTGATCGAGCTGACGTTCAACTTCGCGCAGAGCGCTGCCGAGACACAGACCCGCACCACGCTCGGCCTCGCCAACACGCTCTCGAACGTCACCTTCACCGATCTCGCCAACCAGCAGCGCATCAACACGTCGGGCTGGCATCTGACGGCGCTCGCGACCGCGCGCCGGCAAAGCCCGTTCGGCGCCGCCTTCACGACGGACACGCCGTTCGGCTACGGCTCCAACTTCAAGGTGCAGAGCGCGCCGGCTTCCGTCACCACCGTGCAGACCTTGCGCGTGTTCTACGAGATCCCGATCAGCTACGGCGATTTCGATCTGCGCGGCGCGATCTACGCCAGCGTCGTCAACGCGACCATGAACCTGCAGTTCACGTTCAACCCGAGCTTCTCCGTCGCGTCGACCGCCAACGGCACGCTCGCCGCCTACAAGTCGAGCAGCGCCGACATCGGCACCGTGTCGAGCATCACGTACACGGTCTATCAGAACTTCCTCGACCAGCTGCCCATGACCAATCAGGGGCCGGTGCTGCCGGGGCTCGATCTGGCGACCGCCTACCTGCTCAACTATACGAGCGTCACGCCGCTGGTGAACAGCCAGGACAACCCCATCCCGTATTCGAACTTCCGCAACTTCCTGTCGACGACGGTCGTGCTCGACAACAACGGAACGCTCGGCGCGGGCACGGAAGTCAACAACTTCATGCTGCAGTCGGCGAACTACACCAACATCTGGAAGATCGACCCGTTCCTCGGCAAGCTGTGGGAGCGCGAGATCATCCAAGATGACTTCCCGCTCGGGACGTACTACTTCGACCATCGCCGCAAGCCGATCTCGACCGTCCAGTACGGCAACATGCAGCTCATCATCAACCCGGTGGGCCTCAACGCGGCGGCCGTCGCCTATGTCGGCTGGGAAGCGCTGGCCATCGTCTCGCAGATCACCAACGCCGGCTCGCTCTACGGCGTGTAAGGAATACCTGAGAGAGGGCCGCGTCGTCAGCCTATCCGGCGGCGCGGCCCCACACCAACCAAGAGGCGGCGATGAAGGTCAAGCAGTGGTGGGAACATCCGTTCTCGGTCGATATGTCGGTCGGACAGTGGTTCGCCTTCATCGGCCTCCTGATCGTCATCGCCGCGCTGTGGCGCATCATCCTCGGCCACATCCTCGGCGGTTTGGAGTAGAAAGCACAGCAAACGGAGAAGTGACCCCATGAACTGGACGGCCATCCTGATCCTGTTCGGCATCTACGTCGTCGGCGCCCGCTGGCCGGGCCTCGCGCGCCGTATCGGCCTCGCCTAGGAAGTCGGCGCCGTGGGACACAGCAGCACCATCGTTGCCGTGCTCGGGCTCAACTTCCTGGTCTACATCGTCAACAAGGGCAGCCTGCCCAAGTATCTCGGCTTTCTGATCGGGTAGCCCGGTTGAGCGCAGCTCAGAGAAAGAACGGGGAGCGGACATGCCGATTGCGTTGATTTTGATCGGCCTCGCTCTCGTGATCTCAGGCGCGCGCAACACCTACGCCGACCTGGGCGCGACGATCAAGGGCGACTTCGTGGGTCAGGGCAGCTTCACCCCGCGCGCCGGGGCTATCCTGATGATCGGCGTCATCGGGTACGCGGGGCCGGAGTGGCGCAAGCTGTCGATCGGTCTGATGGTGTTGCTGACACTGGCGTTCCTGCTCAAGCGGGACAGCGGGTTTTTCGCGCAGTTCGGCAAGGCGCTCGCGTCGAAGCCGGTCGCGCCCGTCGAGACGAAGCCGGCGACGCCGACAAGTGGCAGTGCGTCCAAAGACAATCCGTTGAAGACCGGAATGGAAGCTGTCAAGATCGCGGCCACGGTGCTGGCGCTCTGAGAGGACCGAACATGAACAACGTTATCGAGCCCATCGTCACCATCTCGCTCGCCATCGTCGGGCTGGCGACGCTGGCCGTGCTCGTCTCGCGCAACGCCAACACGGCCGGCGTGCTGACCGCCTACGGGCAGACCTTCTCCAGTATGGTCGCCGCCGCGACCGCGCCCGTCACCGGCAACGCCGCCAACCCGAGCGCGTTCAACACGTCGCTGCTGTCGGGCTTCTCACCCTACGGCTACGCGCTGTAGGAGATCGCCAATGGGCGTTCGGGAAAATGTCGCCGGCATGCTCGGGATGCTGAGCTTCAAGCTGCGGCGCGGCGATAAGCCCGTGCGCAAGGCCGCCACCTACGCCACGCCCGTGCACCACATCGTCTATGAGAACAAGCGCCAGCCCGATGGCTTCGGCGCCTCCCGCTACGCCTACGAGCTGCTGCAGCTCGCGCCCGTCTCGCCGATCAACGGCGCCGTGCGCGTGCGCCGGCAGATTTCGTTCCCGTTCGGGCCGCCGCAGGTGTGGGCGGCCCAGGCCGTCAAGGTCAACCCCATCCCGAGCCAGGCCGGCGGCATCTTCTCGGGCGGCATGCTCAATGCGGACGGCACGCTGCCGGCGCTCGGGACCGACAATCCCGTGAGCGCCGAGCTGCTGGCGCTCAATGACGCCAACGTCAACGCCAACAACGTGTCCGCCTTGTACGGCCGCAATGATCCCTCGGGGTACGGACGATGAAGCGGACCCGCAAGAGCTTTCTTCGCTTCGGGCCGCGCGCAAAACGGAGGCGCCGCCGATGAACAAGGTCATCGCCTGGGCGAAGTCGCACGTCTGGTTGACGCTCGGCCTCGTGGTCGGCGTCATCATCTTCTGGCGCGTCGTGTTCAACCAGCCGGCGAGCACGGGCGGCGCCGCGTCGACCGTCGCCACCGTCGACCCGACCGTGGTGCAGGCTTCCCTCGCCCAATCGCAGATCCAGGCTCAGGTGCAGGCCCAGGCCGCGCACGACCAGGCGACCCTGCAGGCGCAGCAGGACACCAACGCCACCAACATCGCCATTGCCAACATCGCCGCGACCCTGCAGCAGTACCAGACCTCGCAGGCGGCCGGCGTGCAGCTCGCCGATATCGAGGCGCAGAAGACGGTCGCGCTGAGCGCCAACACGCTGCAGGCCGCCATCGCCACTGAGCAGGCCAACACGGCGGCGCAGCTTGCCGCGCTGCAGCAGCAGACCACGCAAGCCTTGGCGCAAATCCCCGTGCAGATCGCTCAGATACAGAGCGAGGTCGAGATCGCCAAGACCAAGAAAAAGAAATCGATTTGGGACACGATCTTCTGATGGCACGCGCGCTCGCCATCGTCGGACTGCTCGGCCTGGTCGCCTGGCTCTGGCGCGACCGTCCGACCGCCGCGCCGGCCGTGCCGCACGCCGCCCAGGCCATCCCGCAACTGCCGCCGTCCGCGCCGTTGTTCGGCGACGTGCTCTACTGGATGCGAGGCCGCTATGCTGGTTGACGCCGACATGAGAAAAGTTCTCGCCGCCATGCCGACCGTCCCGGCCCCCGCGTGGCCGCAGCCGTCGTCCATGGCCGACAGCTCCAGCGTCACGGCCACGCTCGAAAACCGCGTCATCGGCGGCCCGGCCGGACAGCAACGCTTCCTTTCGGGCGCCGCGCCCGTCGTGGTCGGCAGCGCCATGTTCCAGCGCGCCGACGCGCCGCTGGCGCAGGTCGCCTTCGCGCCCTTCGACGCGACGCATCGCACGTTCCAGAACCTGTTCCACCGGCCGGCGCCGACCGACGACGCGACGCCGCGGCCCGATTGGAACGTGTTCGCCACGTTGCAGAACTGGCCGATGAAGGCCGTCGCCGGACTCAGGACGACGATCTTCGGCGGCCCGCAGTCGCCCAGGCCGACAGGTAAGCCGTAGCCCTCAGACTTCGCGTGCGCGTTTGACCAAGGCAAGGACAATGGCCAAGAGGAAGAAGCGGCGCGCACCCGCAAAGCGGCGCAAGAAAGCAGCTCCTCGTCGGCGTGCGGCCCCCAGGCGGCGCAAGGCGCCTGCTCGGCGTCGTGCCGCGCCCAAGCGTCGGCGCAAGGCTCGCCGTCGTCCCTACGCTGCCGCATCCGCCGCGCGCAAGCGTGCAGCGACCAACGCGGCCAACACGTCGGCTTTCGGCCCCATCGTGCACCGTCGCCGGTCCAAGCGCAAAAGCCCGTCGCGCGGCGTGCGCAACCCGCTCAATGACGTGTTCGGTCCGCTCGTGCGGATGATCCGCCGCTAGAAAGCCGTCGCCGCATGGCCACGCGCAAGAAACCGCGCCGTCGCAAAGCGGCGCCGAAACGTCGCCGCGAGGCGCCGACTCGGCGTCGCCGTACGCCTAAGCGGAAGTCGCCAGCGAAGCGGCGGCGCGCACCTAAGCGGAAAACGACGCGTCGAAAAGCGCCGGCGAAACGGCGACGCAAGACAGAGCGGCGACGCTATTTCACTACCGCGTCGGGCGCCCTGATCTATTCGACGGCCAAGCCCGTCGCCGTCGTTCCCCGGCCGGCGCCGATCATCGAAGCCCGCGCCGTCGAAGTCGTCGAAAAAGCCGTACAGAAAAAACGTGCGTCTGGCGCGTTCGCGAAGTTCTTCAGGCATCTTGAAGCCAAGGCCGATTGGGACCGTCTGCAACGCAAGTATGAGCGCTACCCGATGTTTCAGGGACCGCGCTACAAAAGCCGCATTCCGCGCTGGGAAATCGACGCCTATCACGAGCGATGGGGGCGGTAAGAGCGTGG